CCCCGGGCCGTTCACCTATCCCACATCCAGCGGAGTCACTCACCGGAATGGTTGTAGTCTAGCGCCCCTACGAGCGCCTTGCAAGGGCTCACTGAGACGTATGCGGTTTTGTAACCTTGCCGTCGCCACTTCCATGTGAGGTATCGGGCGAGGGGCTTCCAGGTGCAGCGCACATCCACGTATCGCCATATCTTGGTCACTTCCGCCTCCTACATGCTCCACAGACAGCTGACTGCGACCCAACATGCCATCCGAGGGTGCGGGCTGTGGTCTTGACGGCCGATTCGACGGCAACCTGCGGCTTAGTGTTCATGTGGAACTGCTCTATCCGAGCTGTGTGGCATAGGTTGCACTCTATGAGGGCACGCCACTGGTGAGCGTGCGGGGTGATGGTCACCATGGGGCCACCTCCAGTGGGAGGTTGTCCGCTAGGCTGGGAATGTCCTCAGTATCCATGATTGTGCCCTTTCTGTGTTGATGTAGGTGGCGGCCCATTGTTCGTAGTGCTCAGCGTCTGGGCCGCCATAGGTTGGTTGTGTTGCGGCTTCTACCTCGTCGAGGATGAGCCAGCAGTCTGGGCAGTACCGGAGGGACCAGTGGTAGGTTCCGTCCTTCCAGGTGTCCCTCCGGTACATGAGCCCTTGCCTGATTGTGGTGAAGCAGGCGTCGCAGATGACCTGCCCCCTAGAGTGGGGGTGGGTAGTCTTGCGTTTGAGGTGGGGCACTATTTGGTTGCGTAGTACGCGGCCAAAGTGCGGAATGTGCCGTAAATGGCGACGACTGTGCACGCCACCTTAGCGGGCCACCACGGCAAGAAGAATATGCCAGCAATGACAGCAATAGATACCCCAATGAAAGCGGTCAGCACTGCAATGCCGTTCAGAATGAGGGCCTTCTCATACTCAGTCATGATGTGACCTCATTTCAGAACGGGGCGCCAGTGTTGGCCCAAGGGTCGCCCTGCTGGCCACCCTTGGGGGCGCTGAATGGTGCCTGCTGCGGGCTTCCCTTGCGGGGGATGACGCCACGGAAGCGGGGGAACTTCACCTCCAGGCTGGTGCGCCGCTGACCGTCGTTGCCGTCCCATCCGCGCTGGATGAGGAGGCCGGTCACGGTGACCTTGTCGCCCTTCTTGAGGGTGTCGGCGAGGTGGCCGTGCTGCTCGCCCCAGAAGGATGCGGTCACCCAGAGGGGGTCGCCGTCGTCCTCCCAGGAGCCGTCCTGGGTCTTGCGGGATGCTGTGGCGGCGATGCGGAGCTCGGTGATCTGCTGTCCGGTCTGCGTGTACTTGACCTCGGGATCGGCTCCGAGGTTGCCTTCGACGGTGATGTCACACGCCATGGTTAGTTGTCCTTTCGGATGGGGGAGAAGAGAGTCTTAATGTCCTCTTCGAGGACGTAGATGATGGGGCTTCCTAAGAATCGGTAGGTTGCGATCTTGTGCTTCTGGATGTGTCGGTCGAGTGTTCGGCGGGTGACGCCGAGCATGGTGGCCGCCTCATCCTTGGTGAGGTAGCCGGGGATGGTTTTCATTGGTGTCCTTTCAGGAGCTTGGTGAGGTCTCCAAGTGTCATTGTAGCCCATTGTTGGTCAGGTTTGGCAACTCCGTGTCGCTTGTGGACAACGACACCTACGAGTGCGTCGGCGTTCTCTGCCTCAACCTGGGCTTCGCGGGTCCACTTCGGCAGGTCCATGCGTGCGACATCCTTGCACTCGATGACGATCTTGCGGTAACCCATGCGGACGTTGGCGATGTCGCCCTTGTCTTTGGCCCCAGCCTTGGGGGCGCGGTCGATCCTGTCGTCATCCAACTCCTCAGCGAGGTAGTCGGCGACCACTCTCTCGAACCGCGCCCCGGCGGCCTTGGCGCTCTTACGAGTCCTCGCCACGACTTCCCACCTCAGCCACCTTGATTCGATGCTCTAGGTTGGCGACCTCGAGGGCGAGGTAGTCGCGCTCATTGGCGACATGGATATAGGCGCCGAGCGCAATGAGTGCCGCCAAGATGGCGACAGTCAGTAGCACGGTCATGACTCCTCCTTAGGGGTGTGGATGACGGTGTATGGCCCCCACCTTTTGGGAAGCTTGTCGTTCAGGGCTCCATTTCCACCACAGGCTACCCACCCTCTACAAGTAGGGCGCCACCAAGGCGAGCCGTCCTTGTCTATGACCACACTATCGATGGGTAGGTCGCTTCCGTCGCCTGCGATCTCTCGATTACGGCTGGCTTCCACCTGTTCGAGTAGGGCGTTGTGGCGAGCCTCCCATACCTCTGCCAACTCAGCCTGATCCTCCAGCTGAAGGAAGCGCTTAATGAAAAGCGCCACGTCATCCTGATCGCAGGTAAAGGCCCCCGTGCAGGCGTACAGGGCCAGCTGCCCTAGGGTGGCGTTAATGCGCTCCTTATCGTTCACTTCTGGTCCTCCTTGTCGAATCGCATGAGCCAGGCGATGGCGAGTCCGCCAACCTGAGTGACCTCGGAGATGAGGTCCGAGTTGTGGCCAGTGTCAGCCTTGTTATCGTAGGTGAGTGCCGCGCAAACCTCCCCTACCTCCTCAGCCAGGGCGTAGAAGCGGGACTCATTGGTGTGCTTGTCGCTGTCGAGCGTCATTCCGGGATGCTTGAGTGCTGCGAGCGCGTACTCGGCGTTGAAGTCGGCTGCCGGGTCTGCTACACCAAGGGACTCCATCATGATTGCGGACCCGATGGCCATGGACTTCAGGCTGAATGCGATGTCGCCGAGGAGCCAGTTTGCGAACTCGGGATCAACTTCCCCCTGCCTCGACTCGATAATGCAATCCGCGATTGAACGCAGCGATCCGTGCCACTTCTTTATGGTGAGAAGCGTTGACTCCTCGCAGAGTCGAGCTTCCTTGGCGATCATCTCTGAGAGTTCAGTGAACTTCATTGAGGTTCCTTTCTGTGTGTGATATGGGCATATAGTCTCTTTGTTGCCGTGGTCAATTCGCCATCCCTGGCGGATTGCAATGTTGCACAAAGTTCGCATGTCTCACTCCTCACGGTCAACGCCCGTGGGTGCAGGACGTAGCTCCATCCGGTTAGTGCATGCGGGCCAGTCGCACGTGATGGTCGCGTACGTATATGTGCTCTCTTCTAGGTCAAGCACTCTCTGCCTCCTTCGTCGTTGAGCTTGTAGGTTCGCCCATTCCAGTAGGTGACTGGGATGCTCGCAGGGTTGGCCACGAACTGGGGAACATTGAAGCCTGTCCGCCGTGCCTCGGCCCTGTTCTGCTCGATGTAGCCGTGACATCCCCGCACGCCATCCCCGCAGAGGAGGATGAGGTTGCTGGGGCTGTTCGTGTTGGGGGCCTTACTGCCACCCATGCCGCGGGCCCTCCGGTGCTGGATGCTCATGGGGCCGTTGCCGGCGTGCCTACCGCAGCGGGCACACCGGTAACCGTCCCTCTCATACACGAGCTCCCTGGTTTCCTGGGAGGGCCCTGTTTTCCTGGGAGCCCCCTTTCTACGCATCCCCACCCTCGATCTCAATGAGGCTGATATCGCCGGTGGAGATGAGGTCCCTAATGGCTTCCTCCTGGGCTGTTGAGATGCGCACCGAGATGCGAGGGTCGCCCTGAACGACCTCAACACCGTCGGGCACCTCCCCGGTCTGCTTAATGAACCCATCCAGGGCGGCGGCGGCAACGAACCATGGGGCAGGCACCTTGTGTACGGCGTCGGGCTTGTTCCACTCGAGCCAGGCCACTAGAGCCTTCTCGTCTACCACCTGGTAGCGGGGCTGTGGCGCGCTTACGCTCACTGTCCCCACCTGGAGGCCGTCGATCATGGGCTTGGACGTGTCACCCGGGGCCATGTACTCCTCAAGCTCCTTGAGGGCCTTCTTCTTCTCCTGGGAGGCCACCTTGGCGACGTGTGCCGCGATGGCCGCCTTGCGGAGTGCGTTCTCTTTGCTCACTGGACCTTCCCTGCCCCGTAGTTCTGTGCTAGCCATGCCCTGAGCATGTCAGGGTTGGCCTTGCCGCCTGCTGCGAAGTACTCCTCACGTACCTTGTTGCCGTCCAGCTGGTGGGTGGCGCAGAAACCGTCGAGGATCATGCCGCACTGCTCGGCGGCTGTTCTCTTGGGAACCCCCTGTTCCGCTGGGAGGGGGGTATTCCGCTGGGACCCCCTGTTCTCCTGGGAGGCCCTTGTTCCGTTGGGAACCCCCCTCTCGTAGGACTCACTGTCAGGATCGGGCTCGTCCGTGGGGATGGTGAGGGCCTGAAGGAGGAACGTCCTGTATGCGACACTCATCGCCTTGGCGATCGCCTTGTCCCCGAAGTCCATGGCCTCGGCCGCGACCTTCCCGTGGATGCTGTCGCCAGCTGGGCCGTAGACCCGGTAGGTGACCTTGACGACCACCTCGGCGGTCTGCTTGCCGCTGGCTGTGGTCCCGTTGCTGCGGTGCACCTCAACATCCTCAGGGAGGATCGTTACTCCGTGCTTGCGCAGTGCGGGCCCTACCGCGTTCATTACGGCGTCGATTCCTCGGAAGTTGAATCGCTGCGCCTGATTCTTGCTGTCTTTCTTGACCGCCTGAACGTCCCCCATGACCTTGCTTAGTGCCTGGTGGACCGTTAGCTGTTCTGTCACCTGTACTCCTTTCTTGGGATACCCCTATTCTCTTGGGATACCCCTATTCCTGGAAGCTACTTCGTGGACGCCACCAGCGCCCCCACGGCCATGATTGCGTGCCCCATCGTCGCCACCTCATGGGTGACACCGCCTGCGGTCACCGCGATCATCCCACCCAGGGGGACGATGGTGATGGTCTCCGACTCTGCCGTGGTAATGCTGTACACGTCACCAACCTTGCGGACCTTCAAGCGCTGGTCGAATGCCGTGACCCGCCCCTTAACGGAGTCATGGAAGTTGTGGGCGTTCGCCTCAGCAAGCGTGTCAGCGATGACAACCTCATCGCATTCGACGTACCCCCAATACCGATCGGCCTGATCGGGCTTGCG